CCTGTCAAGCTGGCGATGATCGATCTGGGACACGTCACAGCCGATGCCTATGTGCTGGCCAACCCGGATGATTTATCCGACAGTGATCGGTTTGTCATCTTATACAGCCATGCCGTTTACAGCTATGCCAAAGCGTTTTTATTAAAACAGTTCAACAGCATGAACCAGCGGCAAGTCGCAGAAAACGACATAAAAGACCAGCCGGATACCGAACAACATTGGCTTAATCAATCGGCTCAAGCTGTACAAAAACTGTTTTCCAAGATCTTGCCATTAGAAACTAAAACCGCGACTGCAGGCGCTCATGTGGCGTTGCTTTAATAAATAGGATATTGAAATGAGTGACGTAAAAAAAAGACCGGTTAAAGAAACTCCAAATTTAAATGATTGGATCGTCGTTCATAATGAAAATGCGGGTTTAGGCGATGAAAAACGTATTAACTTAAAAACATTAATAAATCGTTTTATTAATACTATTTTTAGCGCAGACAAATCATCCAATACGGATGGATCAGACTTATATCAATGCATTGCTACTGGCGTAACGACATTAAAAGTGACCAATAAATCATCGACCAATAAAGTTTATTTTGGACTTGGCTTAGATGCGGCAGAAGCTAAATTTAATCGAGACAATGGAGTTCCCGGTTTAAATAGATTTTTGATTAGGCCTGGTGTTGTTGCCAATATTTATGTCGAAGAAAACAAATTTTGTGCCTGGGTTAGTGTCGGCGGAACGGCAACCATAAATTTGGAACAGGGAGTTTAATATGGCTAAAGAATTTCACATTTACCCCAGCGGCACCGGCACAAATTCGCACAATAATATTTATGGATTTGCAAGCGTCAATAACAATTCCATCGGCGCAGTTGACGGGGACTCGCTTATTCTGCACGGTCAACACTACGAACCATTGACAATCCCCGCCAGCGGATTAAGAGTTATTTCAGAAAATGCCATATTTGACGGCTCAACCGATTTAAGCGGTTCTAATGGCATTAAGCTGCAAGGCTCATATAGTTATCAAAAAGTGACTAATGCACCCTGGTATTTAGTTGACGCTGGCTTGAATATCTGGAAAAAAGGCGTTTACGAAACCTGTCATTTGTTAGTGAATGGGATTGCATTTGCCAGGATGTCATTGTCACTTTATGCCAACTCAGCAGCAACCGTGCAAGGCGCTATTCAGCCTGGCGAATGGACGATCATCACAGAGACTCTCGACACGATTACCAGAGCTTTGTATGTGAGATTTCCAGCCGGTCAAAATCCAAGCAATTCAAACATTCGCGCATCCTACTGGTTTGTCAGTAATGCAGAATCCTGGAATGGGGGGATGATTTTTGCCACCGGTAAATCAGGCATTGAGTTTGAAGGTCAGTTCACGATCAATAACACAGGTGCTATCTACTATCAGTCGGCCCCCGTTTGGATTGATCAATGTACCGATGTCGGAAACAAAAACGGCACATTTGTTTGTGATAACACAAAAGATGGCATTTGGATAAGTGGCGGTAATCGAGTCAGATTAAATGGAACGGTCAGCAACTGTATATCAGGCGGCGGATTTAAGCTCGCAGGTTCACATCCTCGACCTGGAAAAGTCGGGGGCATGTATACCGGCACCGGCGAATTAGAAGTTTACAACTGGGTGACTAATAACTGTGGTTCGATTCCTGAGATAGATATAGCGACAGGTAAACCTACATTTGTCGGTGATTTCGATGGGGGTATTGCGATCGGATTTGAAGGCGGTGATATAGCATCGATTGTTATTAATCCAGGCACCTGCAATTTCGGTGGCCCCCAATACGATGCGGTGCCAAACGGCGTAACCGCATCAGGTTCTCGTGGTAGCGCGGTCTTTTTAGGCACGACACTAGCGCACAACTATCCAAAAATCAAAATTAATGGGGTTGTTGGAAACAGTGTAAATAAACGGTTTATAGCTACTGACTGCAATTACACCAAACTGGATATTACCGGATGTCATGCCAAAAACATGAGGATTCAGCCATATGCCGTTTCAGTATCGTCATCCGAGGTATTCCAGATCGTGATGCGTTCAACTGGCGGAGCGAATGGTGTCACTAACATCACTGACAACACGGTATCAGGTGGCGTATATGCTCGCACAGTTGTCAGAATTGCCCCACATGCCTCAGTGACCGGGCATACCTACAACATCTATAACAATGTTTTCAGCGACATATCGATACAGGCTGGGTTTACCGATTTCGGAGCGGTATGGGTTGAAACGCTGAATGGATCGCCAACCGTAAACATCGACGGCAATATCAACGATAAGCGTGGCTCCGTGTACGGTCGTAAAGTGGCTGCAAATGCTGCGGATTTAACGGCATGGAGAGCGCTGGGATACGATTTGAACGGGGCAAGTGGCACGGTCAATGTAGGATCAGATGGTTCAGTCACCGCAGGCACGGCCAACCCAATTGCAACGGGTGTCAATCACTGGGGAGCTAATCCTTCCCCAACATCGATCAACAATGAACCAAAACCAGACGAAGGCATTGATGTTGGATGTTGGCAGTCAACCAGTCACCCATTTCATCCGGCCAACTTATAAAAGTTATAAAAACATGGACAAAATAGCAAACCCGGAAGTATGGGCAGGGCAAGGCGGCTTAATCGGCTTAATCATCATGGCATTATTCGTGATGTTAGGGATATTTTTGATTGCCCAGGCCAAAATATATGCCATGCATCGGGAAGATCAAAAGCAAATGCTGGATCTGCATGCAGAAGAGCGGGCAGCGTGGAGCAAGATCGTAGATGAACGGCAAAAAGAAACTAATTTGACGATTCAAGGCATCACGGCAGCGCTCAATAAATTGGCCAGTCGTGGTAGACGTCACGAGGATGACGAATGATCAAGCTGACTGCCCTGACCACGTTTTTACTGAATCTGAATCTGTTTTCCGCAGAGCAGCTATCGGCGGTAGTGGATGATTTAATCATTATCCCAGGCGGCCACCCGGTACCCAGCGCGACACAGATTAAAGTGTGCGGGATGGATTACACGGCGGTGATTTTTATCGAGCGTTATCCACATAAACAGGTTTCGGCCAATGTGCTGTTTGCTCAGGTGGCGGCATGGTTGTTGGACAACGACAACGAGCGCACGGATTACACGTTTCCGGTTAACGTGGAAGTGATCGACGCGGCTACAGCAGACATTGAGATTCGGTTAACGTTTCGTGAGTACATCACAGCCACCCAGCAAACCGGCGGCAGTTTGATGTTTAACGGCATGGAGTTTTCGATCGATGCTTGAGATTAACGTCAGCGGCGCTGAAAACATCCGGTTGAATTTTGAGCAGGTTAAATCGCCTGCCTTGCGCAAACGCTTGTTTACAGTGGCCGCCCGGCAGTTGATCAAAGCCGCCAAGCAGCGGATTGCAGCACAAACCGATTTGGAAGGCCGCGCGTTTACCCCGCACTCCAAAAACCGACGACGCAAGATGTTGGCGCGATTGATTCGACGTATCGGATCCACAGTAACAGACAGCGGCGCTTATGTTGGCTGGTCTAATCCGTTTGAAGGCATGATTGCTGCAAAACACCAATACGGATTTACCCAAAGTTTCAACAAAAGCCAGTTTAAAGCACAAAGCGGTACCCGCAGCGATCCGGCGACACGTCAGCAAGCCAAAGCCTTGTTGCAAGCTGGCTTTAAATACCGCAGCAAAGGCAAAGGATTTAAAACGCCCACGCTGAAATGGATTGTACAAAATTTAAAAATTGGTCAGGCCGGTTTGATACTGCGCAGCTTGCTCGGCTCAAAATCCGAGTGGAAAACCACGCTGCCCGCGCGAAGTTTTTTGGGCATTACGGCTCAGGATATTGCTGACATCGATCAATTAATTCAAAACGAGCTGATTAAAAGCTTTCTAAAGGCCACTGCATAACCACCACGAGGACATGATGAAAACCATTAAATTTATTGAAGCGACACGTTATCTCAGCGTGGAGTACACGATCGATCAGGAACTGACGCTGACTGCTCAAGAAGCTCAAGCGCTAGTGGATGCTAAACACGCGGTTTTTGTGGATGACAAAGCCGCTAAATCAAAAGACAAGGAGTAATTATGATTACCATTGCAACCGGTACTTCACTGCAAGTTGGTAAAACCTACGGCGGTAATTTGGTGATATCGAGCATCAGCAACGCTAACCCTGCTGTGGCTACATTTGCCGATGCATCGACCATTATTGTCGGTGATTACATCGAGATTTCCTCTGCATGGGGACGTTTGGACAAAAAAGTAGTTCGTGTCAGTGCCAAATCGACAAACCTGGTAACACTAGAGGGCATCAACACCACCGACACCACAAAATATGCGGGTTCTGGTGCGGGTACCGCTCGTCGAATCACTGCCTGGGATACTTTGTCTCAGATCAAATCAATGAGCCCATCCGGCGGCGATATCAAATTTGCTGATATCTCATCCATGGATGATTTTGTGGACAAACAGGTACCCGTAGGCCGTTCAGCGTCTGCGCTGGGTTTGGTCATTTACGATGACCCGGCGCTGGCTTGGTATGCCACATTGACTGCAGCGTCTGATTCATTAACTCCATCGGCCATGATGATGGTGTTCCCCAATGGATCACGAACTGTATCAAATGCGTATTGGTCGCTATCTAAAACACCGGATATTGCAAAAGACGAGGCGATTACCGCCAAGCTGGATTTGACCTTTGCTGCTGAAGCGGTCAGATACAACACTTAACACTTAACCTTTTCAATTAGGCACAAGGATGTGCCGCCCTTTGATGACTATGCGACAGTTTATAAATAACAAAGAATTGCTCGATTTGCTAGAGATTGATTACGTTAACCAAGGCGTCACCAAGGTCTCGATAATCATCGACTCAAACAAAATGCCAAAAGTCATCATTGAGAAGTTGATTAAGGTGGAAAGCTCAAAGCTTGCGCGGATTGATAAGTTCGACTGGCTGGCTTTGAT